TTCTTTCTATTGAAACTGAAAAAGCTACTAAAGAAACTGATGATGATAAATCTTCTTCTTTGGGAGAATCAAATTTATCTAATTCTGAAAAAAGAAAAACTATAAAAATAGACCAACAATAAAAATTTAATATTTGTATAAATTATTAAAGAATTATGAGTAAAAAACTACCTATGTTATCTGAGGCTCCACCTATGTTATCTGAAATGACAAAAAAATCAAACACTTCTAACATACAAGATTATGATATACGATCTTTATTATCGGATAAAAGGATTCCAACTTTACGTTCATCTATACAACGGGATAATGATGTTCTTTTAGAACAAATACTTTCAAAAAGAAAATCTTCTACTCCTAAGCAATCCTTCTTATATCAACCTGATGAAGAGGAAAGTGATGATGAAGATAAAGGATATCTCTCAATCAAGGGAACGATATCCAATCCAGCCGTGACAGCCTATGATATTGAAAAAATACAGGCAGATAAATTAAAAAAAGGACAAGATTTGGCAACAATAAGACTCCAGACGATGGCAAGGCGACGAGGGGCTATGAGAAAAGCAGCAAAGGTAAGGAATGATTTAAATGAAAAACAACAAAGGGTATTTATAGGTTCGCGACCACCAGTTGAACAATTAAAAATAAACACTAAAGTAATATTTTTTTCAAATGATGATGATTTATCAACACGTGATAATAGTATACCAGGTGTAATTAAAACAATAAATTATCCAGGAGGTTATACAGGAGGCATGCCTACTTTTGGTATAGTTTATAAAGATAAAAAAAAAGGAACTTGTGAATTTAATGAGTTTGATTATAAATATATTTACCAAATTGACAACAGACCAGATTTAGAGAATGCGCAAGCTTTATTAGCCTTAATGAATCCCACGCCACAAACCGAGCCACAATCCACGCCACCACCAGGAGCATTAAAAAAAGTTTTGCGCGTTGCATCTTTTGGAAGAAGAGGAAAAAAAGGAGGAAAAAAAACAAAAAAAGCAAAAAAAACAAAAAAAGCAAAAAAAACAAAAAAAGCAAAAAAAATGCAAAAAAGAAAAAAAACAAAAAGAAGATAAATTAAAATTATTATAAAATTGAATAAAGAATTATTTATTTAATATATATAATATTAAATAAATGACAAATACAAATAGTCATATAATTTCTATTTATAATGCTAGAAAAAATTTACTGGAAATTTTAGAAGAGAGAGGATTTGATGTTACTCCATATAGTAATTTTAGTATAAATGAGATAGGTATTATGTTAGAAACAAATCAATTAGATATGCTTTTAGAAAAAAGTAGTACAAAAAAGAAAATATATGTAAAATTTTATGTAAGTAAAGTGTTAAAAACACAAAATATATATGATATGGTAGAAGATTTATTTCATATTGAAAGTGTTTTATCAAAAAAGGATGATTTTATAATTATAGCAAAAGATCAACCTAATGATACTTTAATCCAAAATGTAAAAGATATATGGATGTCTGATAATATTTATATATCATTATTAAACATAAAAAGATTACAATTTAATATTTTAAAACATGAATTAAATCCACCTCATATGAAACTTACAATAGAAGAAAAAGAAGATTTTATGAAAAAATTTAATATATTAAAAGAAAGTCAAATTCCTGATATTTCATATTTTAGTCCAGTTTCATTAGTTATGGGATTTAGACCAGGAGATGTGATACATATAAAAAGAAAAAGTAGAACAGCAATAGAAACAGATTTTTATAGAATTTGTAAAATTTAAAATGTAAAATATAATAATAATAATATTAAATTAATATTACTATTATATAATAGTAATGGAAATAAATAATTTTTCTATTTTTAATACAGATAATAAATGTTATGAACCTAAATCATCTTTAACTGGTACAAAAGAATTAAATAAATTTGTAAATGATAATTTTAATAGTTACAAATTTGAAATAAAGGAGAATTCTGAAAATAAAAGTCTAGTTGAAGAATGTAAAAATAAAGCATTAGAAAAAAATAAATCAGTATTTATAGTTAGTGATTTATCAAGAGAGAGAAAAGGTAATAATTTTAGTTATAATTGTTTGATTCCAAAAGCAGATAAATTATGTGATTTTGATGATATAGAAAATTTATTGAAACCATTTAATGATTTAATAAATGATTTATTTGGTAGTAACTTAGAAAGAACACCTCAATCTATAACGATGGATTTACCTTTAAATCAAGAAACAAGAAATAAAGATTTTAGAAGTGGTATAGATAATTGTGTTTCTTTTAATGGAGAAAAAAATAATTTTTCAAAATCAGGTAAATTTATATTATATAAAACTGAATTAGTTGATAATGAAAATTTTAGAAATAGTTTATCAAGAGTTCAATCATATAATCATTACAAAAATGAATATACTAATTGGACACAATTAACACAAGGAATTTTAAATGATTTTGAAAATAAATTTAAAATATATATTTGTAATCCTAATAAAAATAATGAAGATGAATTAGATAAAAAAATATTAGCATTAAAAGATCATTATATGAAAATTTTTAGTTCATTAGATAGTATTGCATTAGATGTTTCAAATTTAGCAGTATTAACAAAATATGATACATTATATTTAGAAAAATTACAAAAAATGATAGATGATAAAAAAGAAGAATTAAAAAATTTAATTGGTTTTGATGGTGCAAATAATGGAAAATTAGGTGATACAAAGTTTTTAAAAAATTTGAAAATATCAGAAAATATTATACTGTTTTTTGTAATAAGTTTTGTAATTTATGCGTATGCAAAAAAACAAATATAATTTATTTAGAAAATGAAAATAATAAATAAAAATATATATAAATAATAAGTATGGATTTAGTATTGAATAGAATAGAAGCTAAAAATAGTAATAAAAAAGAACCAATGAAAAATAAAAAAACAAATTTTGTTTCTAGTGAAATAAATTTAGATACATTGCAATCTATGTTTATGAAAGAAAAATATCAAAATTTAAGTGAAAATACAAATTATGAATTAATGACTAATGGATTTCAATCTGTTAATGATGGTCTTGATTATGTTGAATGTGTAAATAATAATTGTTCAAAACTCGGTAATGAAAATATGGAAAATAAAGAAAAAGATTTAGTAAAAGACAAAAAATCTAATGGTACTAATGTTATGATGAAAAATTTAGATATATTAGTATCTCTTGTTTATATATTTTTATTAGTAGTACTTTTATTAGGGAGTGTTATAAAAAGAGATGCTAATAATTTAATTAATATTTTAATAATAACATTAGTTTATTTATTTTATCAAATTTATATGAGCTATAAAAATTAAGATATTAATATATTTTCATATTATAAATATATAATATGAAAAGTAGTATACAATTTAAAATATTTATTTTATCAATATTAATAATTATTCCTATTGGTATTTTGTATTTTAATTTAGGAGAGGATTTATTTATAAATATAAAAGAGAATCTGGAAAATAGGCAAATTATTGATCAACATTATGTAAACATTTGTAATCCTAGTAAAGCCAAATTTTATAATTTATCTCCTGCTTCACTACAACCAATATCAACAAAATCTTTAGTAACTGATATTTCTAGTTGTAAATATGAATGTGATTTATTAAACTGCGATTTATATTTAACACAAAATGATGTTTGTAAAATGTATGATTTGAAAACTGGTTTTGATAAAATACAAGTAAATTGTAATAATAATACTCTTCCTAGTTATGAAACTAATTACAATTATTTAGGTGAAGGACATGTAGATAAAAAATTTTATAATTCTAATAAAAATAAATTTGAACATATTGATTATTTATTAGATAAAGCTAATGATGTAAAAACAGATTATATTGCTATAAATGATGAATTAAATAGATTAAAAGGAACTTCTGAAAAACGTGATGATTTAAAAGATATGTATGATAATGTAAATTCTAAATTAAAAAATTTAGCAGACCACTTAGATTTAAGTAGAAATTCTTTATATAGTAATTTTGTTTCAAATCCTTATTCTATGCAGGCAACTGATAGAATACAATTAGGTGATAAAAATTTATCTTATATAGGAATGTTAAAAGAATTTGATAGATTTTATGATGAATCTAGAGATTTAGAAGGTAGAATGACTAATGATAATTTAGAATATGATAGAAAATATTTAGTTTATACGATTTTAACAATTTTAATGATTATTAGTGTAATTATATTTGTTGTTTATAAATTACTTCCTGATTTAATAAAAGATAGTTTTATTATTTCTTATTTTGTAGGAGTATTATTATTAGTATTTTTTATACATAATTATTTTAAAGTTTAATAATTTATAAATTATTATTATATATTAATGTCAACTAAAAAACATATTTATGTAAATCCTTTAGGTGGTGTTAAAGAGATGGAATATAATAATGTTGAAAAACTTAAAAATTCTACAAGAACAGTTAATGCTCGTGTAGAAGATAGTAAATTACAAAATGAAAGTCATTATTTACAATTATCTATTTGGTCTGTAACAACTGGAATAAGTATTATAGCTCTCTTGCTATTATTAAGAGGAGTTAATAGTAAATAAATTAATAAATAATTATATTTATATAATATAGTATAAATATAATTATGTCTAATTTAGAAGAAACAGAAGAAATAAATGAAGTCCCTATTTTAAGTTTAGAATCATTAAATGGTAGAAGAGATAAATTATATGAATTATTAGGTGCGATTAATAATCATGAAATCGGTTTAACAAAATATCATACATCTGAAGAAAGAGTAGCAGCATTAAAAAAATCAAGACAAAAATATATTGAAAAACAACAATCAATAGAAGAAAAAAATAAAATATTATTAAAAAAAATTAATGAAGAACCAGTTAAATTAGGAAAGTTAAATAGTTATAATAATGATGTTAATGATCTTTTAAATACTAATCCTTTTTTAGTTCCAAATGTTAAAGTACAAAAAATTAAAGGATATTATGGATCTGATTCTGTTAATGGTATTATATTAGAATTATCTGATACTGGAACTAGAGAATACGGACATACAAACACTAGTGGTGGAGGAAGTGTGGAATATGCTTTAGAACCAACTGAATTTATTGTAAAAATTGATAAAGTAGAATCATCTACAGCAGGAACACTTGGTAATGCTTTAATATTTTATACTTCAGCAGGTAGAAAACATATTGTAAAAGGTAAAAATACTGAAATTGACCCTAGTAAATTTTCCGAAGAAAAAATATTTGCTATTAATCCTACTTATCAAAGATGGGAATGGCATGAAGCTGAAGCAAAAAAACATGGTTATACATTAGCTTCAATAGCTGATTCAGGTGAAAGTAATAAAATTAGTAATTTAATGAGACAATATGGATTTGGTAGTGCTTGGGCTGGAGGTAGAAGAACTAGAAGAGGAAGAAGCAGAGGCGCAGATAGTTGGAAATGGGTTGATGGAAGTCCATGGAACTATACTAGTCCTTGGGGTGGCGGTGAGCCTAATGATTGTTGTGGAGGTGAAGATTATTTACACATCTCAAGCAATGGTCGTTGGAATGATTTATTCCCATATAATTTACCAGGAGTTTATTCCAGAAAAGCAACACGTTATAGTATAAATTCTGTAACTTCTGGTGCTTCAGATATGGAAATCCTAGGACTTAATAGTGCTAGTGATTTAACAGTTGAAACAGATAATCAATATATTACTGATACTAAGGCTATAGATAATTTAGAACAATTAAAAGATGATGTAAATGAGTTAATTGGACAATTAGATAATGATACTGACGATGCCCAAGTTGAATATGCTTATAATTTAAAAATAATATCTAGTATTAAACGTTTAGTTACTGTTATAGATACTGAAATAAATAATATTAATAATTTAAATGCTTCTGCAAAATCTGGTTTTACTAACATGGGAACAAAAGTTAATAATTTTTTCAATAATATATTTAGTAATAATAAGAGTATGAAAGAAGGTTTTAAAGAAGGTTTAAATAGTCCATTTTATGATTACATGTTAAGATTATTTAGAGATACAAGACAATCTGTAAATGATGAATTAGGAGTTACAGATAGAATTGAATATGAAGAAAATAGAAATTACATGCTTGAATTATTAGCACAAAAAGATAAAGTATTAGGTAATGTTTTAATGGATTATATGATAAATGATACTGAAGGTTCTAATGCCGAGCAATTATATGAAATTATGAATCAAGAAAATCAAGATAAAAAAAGAAAAATTAAAATTAATGACTATTATTCAAAAACATATGTAGAATATAGTCATATTTTAAAAATTATTATACTTTTAGTGGCTATTATGATTCCATTTTTAATTTTAGCAAAATATGAAATAATAGATAAAAATATTTCTTTAAGTGCTGTTATCATTATTACATTTTTAGGTTTCTTATATGTGCTATATAGATTGTATTTATTATATATGAAAGATAATATTAATTTTGATAAAGATAGAATTCCATATGATAGACAGGCTGGAGAATTAATGAAACAAGGTAGAATTAAACAAAAAACTGGAATTCAAGGATTAGGAATTACTTGTATTGGTGAAGAATGTTGCAGTGAAGGAATGGCATATGATAATACTGAACATAAATGCTTCCCATTAGACCCAACCACACCCACAACTTCTACTACAACACAAGCTGAAAGTTTTAATAACTTTTTTGAATCAATGAATAATATGAAAAATAATCAAAAATCAAATGTAAAACAAAATAATATACACGAAGATTCTCAAGAATTTACTTTTATTGAACCATTTATGAGTTCAGTAGAAGACACAAGAAGATTTAAAACAGATTCATTACTAGAATCATTAAACAATAGTACTGAAAATAATATGTTTTTTAACAAACAATAAAAAAAAGTATTATTATTATATTTTATAATAATAATATAAGTTTATTACTAATGAGTGATTGTAAAGTATCTGATCAAGTTTACACCGCTTTTAATCAAATGGAAACAGATTTAGTAAAAGGAATACAAGAAACTATTAGTGAAGAAGTATTACCTCCTGATTTTAAAGATAGAATGCAAATATTAACTGAATATGCAATGACTGGAGAACAATTTCAAAAATATGCACAAGAAAGTGATAAATATAAATGGAAAAGTCTTCATAAACCTGCTATGCAAAAAAAATCAGAAGCTTACACAAATTTAAAAGAAGGATATGAAAATATACAAGTTATTGATTCTATTAGACAAGCTATTAACTCTAGACATTTAACATTTGCTAATACACCAACATTTCAAACTCAATGTGCACAAAATGCTGAAACAACATCAAAAGATGCAAGTGATGCAGAAAAAACAGATTTAACCAGATTAAAAAATTATTTTAGTTCTAATTTAGACAGTTATAAATCTATTTATAATTATCAAGTTTCTATTGGAGGTTTAATTGATGGAAAAATGAAAGAATTACAAAAATTTACCAACAAAGTTGATACATATAAACAAAATTTATTTATTGATAGTAGAAAAGATAATTATGAAAATTCTAATTATGACTTTTATAAATCTATTTATTTTTATATACTATTAATTTACTATATACTAGTAATCTCATATTTTATTTTTACACCTTTTTTCCAAGAAAAAAAATACTTAAATTATAAATTAGTTACAATTATAGTATTATATATATTTTTTCCTTTTATATTACCTTATTTATTATCATTAATATACAATGTTTATGAATATATTATAGAAACAAATAATTTAAGAGGAGAGATAATAAGTTACCCTTATATTATTGAAGATAAAGAAAAATATGAATAATATATATATGAAAAAAAAATATACTAAAAAAAAAGCTAGAGGTTTTAGTAAAATAACCGGCAAAACTAGAATATCAAGAGCACAAGCACAAGAACAAAAAAAACAATTATCAGATGCTTATGATGATATAATTAAAAAATTATCGTCTTCTGACAGAGAGAAATTAAATAAAACTATGAATAAATTTCAGAAAACTTTTAAACAAAAATTACAAGATAAAAAAACTAAAAGAAAAAAGACTCCTGCGTATAAAAGTTCTAAATATTATAAAACATTACAAGAAATACCTGCACCATTATTAGATAAAATTTTAAGTAAAATAAATGAAAAATATGAACTAAAAGATGATGAAGCAAAAAATTTATTAATGAAAACTATTTTAGCGTCTAGTGTATCTAATGTTTTCAATAAATCTTTAGACAATATATTAGAATTTAACAAAACTATTTTAAATTATTGTAAACAAGCATGTAAATATTTAAGTGACATACAAAGTTATAGTATGTATCCATCTTCTGCCGATGAAGAAGAGAGAGAAATAATAGATGATGAATATAGACCAGTTAAACAAAGTTTAAGAGATAAAATGGGTGGTGTATTTTTTAATTTAAATAAATTATTAATTATGAGAAATAATATAGTTACTCAATTAAATAATATTTTAAAAATAATAGATAACAAAGATGATGATTCTAAAATTTATAAAGATCTTATAGATAATTTAAATATTGACTATTTAGAAGAATTTGATAAATCAGAGTTATATAATGGTGGTAGCACATATGATTTAGATGATAAAATAGCAAAATTAAGAAAAGAACTACCAGAGATTTTTGAAAAAGTAAAAATTAGTTTTGAGAGATTATTAAAAACTAAATTAATATTATCAAAAGATGATATAACCACTATGTATTCTATAGTTGGTAGCATATATGATGCTACAACTTCCATAGATTATACATTAGTACAATTTGAAGAATTTTTAGAATTAAAAAAAAAATCAAATAAAAAATCAACATCAAGAGCTTCAACTAGTCGAAGATAATCATTATTTAAATAATAATTTTTTATTTAAATAATTATTCAATTTACTCAACTAATACATCTTCTTCTACTACTTCATCATCACTATCATCTTCTTCATATACAATTTGGACATTAGACCATTTACCACGTGCACATCTACCAAATAATTTATCACAATAATCTGTAATTTCTTTACCATTTGGTAAATTATTTC